ATCATAAAAATATATTTTAGCAGTGTCTCCATCTAGATATTCAAATCGGCATTCATAATAATCTTCTTTACCTTTTACATAAGTTAGTATTCCAAATTTATCAAGTAAATTGATTTGACCACCATATGAATTTTTATATTTAACATTTATTTCTTTTGATTCGGACTTTATTTTTTTAACTTCTTTTTCCAATTCTCGTACTTTATCATCGTTATCTCTTAAAGTTTTTTTGTCAATAATTATACTTTTACTTAACTCTCTCATTTCCACTAATTCATCGTATTTAACTTTCTTGCTAGTCATAATTCCTCCTTATAAAATTTTCTCACTATCTCCAATAAGATAGGGCGATACTTCTTTTCATTCGTGTGTACTAAATCGTGACAGTCTTTACACAACACTATCAGTTTACCTTTCTCAGTAATCTTAACAGGGGTATAAATTATGTGGTGGATTTGATTCCAGTAATGACTACCACACATCATGCAACTTGGCATATCTCTAAGGCACTCTTGATATAGTGCTTCACGTTGTTTCTTAGTCTGTTTAGGTTTCTTGTTAAGTTTCTTGATATTATTTAACATAACACATTAGTCCAATATTCAGTATCAATTCCACACTTAACAGCTAAAGACAAAACTCCATCTATGAGTACGATCATTTCTTCTTTGCTAAATTTAGAACTACCTATAAAACATTTATAAAATTCGAATTCTATTGCTTCACCATCTTCTTTATATAAAGTTGCATTTTGAATTAATTTAATTGCCCTATAAGACTTTTGTAGTATTCCTTTATCGCCAACTAAACAAGATTTAACATCATACTTGAAACTATACTGTTCTAACAACTGAATATAAATACCCATTGAATCATTATCATAATTCATCTTTAATGCTATCTCACCCAACAACGCCCACATATATCTGTTCTGTCTTAAAGAACGCTTAGACTTCAACTTAGATAGGTTTAAATCGTATTCAATATCTTTTTCTAACTGATTGATTTCACGCAATGATGATTTGTGATTTATCAATAGAGTTAGTTCTATATTGTTATCTTGATCGAAACCGTATCTAAGATATTTAACTATACCTTTCATTATTCATCGCCTAGATATTTATTTAAGTCTATATCTCCCATAGAATAGAAGTCTATAATTTCTAATCTCTCACCTCTATTTTTTGCTTTTGTCATTGCAATCTTACCAAATTGTTCTTGCGATGATAAATAAGCAATCTCTTTTCTTAACTCAACAACATTCTTTGCTCTTGAATTGGTGTTGTATAATTTGTGCCATTCGTGTTCTGGATTGTTAAGACTTCTTAAATGTCTCTCTAACCCAAACCAACTATCAATAGTAGCATCTTTTAAGTTATGCCAGTTACGAGATTTAAACGCTATTGCCAAATCTTCTGCTCTAACACCTAATCTTAAAGATAGTTCTTTACAAGCACCTTTGATAATATTTACTGCTTCATCATACGGAATAAACATACCTGCAAATACTTCGTAGTCAGCATATTTCTCTTTTGCTATTCTTGCTCTTACTGCATCTGGGTCTTGTTCGCTTGTTGATACTTGGAAATATTTAAGTAAAAAATATCTATTTGCATAAGTTAATGCACTACCTTGTGACTGCGATATATCTCCCATTTGTCCTGCCATAGTCCATTGTATAACTTTAGTTTCTTTAGTCGATGCATCAGTCCAAGTGAATGACATATCAGCAGAATAAACAATCTCATTCCTAACTTTACCACTAACCGTTGTATAAGTGTGTGGGTATGATTTAGATGTACCATTCAATATTTGAGGCTCTAACAATAAATCAAGTTCGTCCATCTTACCACTAATTGCATTTAGTATTTGATCTTCTGATACATACTTGTGATTGTTCCCTGCTGTGTCTTTTTTTAATACACTAACTAATTTTCTAATCTCGATAATCTTTTGGTTTAAATTCAATTCGCTCATACTTTCTCCTCCTCGATATGTCGCTTGTAATTCTTGATCTGTTCGTCTTTATTCAAACTCTTATCCCAACAACTCGTAACTAACTCAATACCAATGTTATATAACTTAATCATCATTTCACTAGGATTAGGTTCTTCATATACACCGACACCGTTACGCTTAACGTATGGCATTATTTAACCTCCTGTGCTAGTGGTAGATATTGTTCGCTTGTTACAAACTTGAAGTCCTTAACATTGCCTTTTGTTATATAACACATACCCCATTTATTATGAGCAATCACTCTTGTACTAGTTATCTCCAACAAATATGTCATACCGTTTTTATCTATTGCAATATCATCATCGCATAACACGTTTCTTAACTTATCTCCTTGTGATTTGATTGTCATTCCCATGTGCATAGATTGATGTTTGTAATATGACACAGTTTTACCACTTTCAAGTTTATATTCATAAGTTAAGTTTGAGAATTCACTAGGTCGATACTCTCTATAATTTTTAACTTTGCCAACAATTCCACATTCAGTTCTAATATACATTACGAACCCTCCTTAATTTTCTTAAACACTTTACATAACCATTTATATACATCAATAACTATCATAGTGATTACAACCATAAACACGCATGTCAGAATAATAAATGTAAGATATATGATAGCATCCATAGTGGTAGGCATTTTCTTGACCATCTAATGTGAAGTTAGCCAATTCTATATATGATAACTTTAACGATGTCTTTAATGATTCAATTCTATCTGTAACTACTTGTCGTTGCTCGTATTTGGTTTTGATAAACCAACCACCTTTGTCAGCTACGATATAATGTGATGAATATTTGTTAATCGCTTTTCTATCATCTGTCATAGTTCTCGCAGCACCTGAAGCATTAAACTTATCTTTCGCAACTGACTTGTAAAATGGTGATAGAACGTAAATGTCATACTTGTTAGTTTTGTTTTCTTCACCGCTATAATTTAATAACATACAATGTAATAAATACGCTTGCCTTTCATTTAACATAGTTTCCTCCTTATTCTTTAGGCATTTGGAAGAAAGAATATTTTTTATAACCAACAATAATATCTTCCGCCTCTTCTATAGAAATTATAGTATTCATACGATTCAATGTTACAACGGAAATATCATAATTAACTTTGTTGTTTTCTATCTCTTCCATTACTTCTAATGCTCTTTCTTCGGTGGTGTATATTCCTAAAACATAATTATTGTCGGTGCAATTAATGTAAAATCTATCTGCAACGCTATCGAAAGCATCAATGTTCAAAGAGTTATCTAGTAAGACTATACCTCTTTCTTGATAATTTATATCAACACGTTTATTTTGACTAACTATTCTCATAACACCCTCCTATAAATCTCTAATGGTTTCCGTAACTTGTTTTCCATTGTCTATCGTTCCAAACATATCTTAAATATAAATATTGTTCGTTTAGTTCTGTATTCGCTTTTTTAAGGAAAAACTTAATTGCCTTAAAATCTTCCTCTTTAAGTTGTAATGTATGGTTAGTCATTTCTTCATCTGTTGGCTCGTATTCTAAATTGGTAGTAGAGTACATTTCGAATGATACTAAATTTGAAATATTGTAAGTGAAACAACCTTTTTCATTATTAGCGATACATTCTGATATTCTGTTATTGATAAAATTAAGTAGTGGATATAGACTAACAACAATATCCATTATCTCTCTAAAACTCAATGACATTAAATTATAATGTTTCACGAAATAATTATAAATAACATCAACATCTTTGCTATCGTGACTTTCTTCAATTAATGCGTGGACTGTCATAGTGATATTTGCTGGTATATGAGTATCGTTAAACTCTTTAAGTTCAGCCGTAGCCTTTTGTAATTCATCAACTATCTTGCTCATTACTTAACCTCCCATAATTTACGAACATCTTTTATATCTAACACATTTGCAATCGCATATAACACGTCTATGCTTGGTCTGCGTTCGCTTGAACACCATAAACTCATTTGTGCTATAGTGCAAGGATAACCGTTTTTGTTTAACTCTCTAACTAACCACGATTGGCTACGATCAATTTTGTTTAACGCTTCTTTAATCTTATAACGCTTTACAACTTTAATAGGCATATAGTACCTCCTTTGCTATTTTTGATATAGACCACCTCTTTCTAACCAAAATATTGTTTATCTATTTTAGTTAATTCATTGTTTAACATTGCGTTAGTGATATGTTCTAACTTACCTAAGTCTAATATGTTTTTTCTATCTTTCATATAATGATACCAATCATTCTTATAACCAAAACCTTTATTTTTTCTAATAATATTTCTTTTTATCTTTCTTGTTAATATTCTCATAATAACCTCTTATCTTCTAATCTCAACTTGTCAGCTAACATTGCGATAAACTCTGAATTAGTTGGTTTAGATTTAGTGTAACTAATCGTGTGACTGAATATGTCATTAATCGTTTCTATATTGCCACGATTCCATGCAACCTCTATTGCGTGTCTAATCGCTCTCTCAACTCTACTTGATGTAGTCTTATAAACTTTTGCTACATCTGGATACAAAGTTAATGTGATAGCACCTAACAATTCAATTTCCTCATATACCATTGCAATAGCCGATCTAAGGTATAGATACCCTTTGATGTGTGCTGGAACTCCTAACTCTTGAATCAACTCCGTGATACGTATATCTAGTTCGTGCTTACTTGCTTGTAATTCTTCTACAACAGTCAATGCGATTTGGTCATCATCATATTGTGCATAATGCTTAACTCCGTTTATTTCTATGTACCAGTTTTTCATATTATTTCTCCTCTACATCTATTATTTCTTGAATGTCAATTAATTTGTTAATTAAATCTATTTTATGTATTCTTCCACAATTAGTGCAAGTTCCATCACCAAGATTTATATATGGGTTAATATCTATTTCGTGTTTAATTCCACAAAAACAGTTATATTCATATCTAATAATCTTTGTAATTGGTTTGAGTATTACAACTCTTGATAATATCATTTTTTTCATATTCCCTCCTAATTTCCCTACCAACAACTCGCACCTATTTGAGTTTTTGCTTGTGTTGATGTGTGGGTGGTGTTCTATTTATCTTTGAATGCTGATTTAAAATCTAAGTTTGCTACTAAATTATTCTTATCAATGTAATTAACAACATCTATTAATTTTTGGCAAACATCATCAATAGTTAATAATTCTAAATCTTCTAAACTTCTAATAGCATCCATAATTCTACGCTTGTCATTTGTTAAAACAGTTCTTAACCCCTCTCGTATCATTTCGTCATTAATTTTCAATTCCACTTCTTTCATAACCTACCTCCTTATATTTGAGTAAACACCTCACATACGGAATCGAACTCCTTAGCTCGAAACCATAAGTCAGCAGTCAACTGAAGGAGAAATACATTCAAGCATTTATCGAGGGACTCAATGGGGGGATCAAGTCCTTTGATAAAGGCACGAAGCCTTTTTGAATCATCACCTTTCTGTAACTAATATTAACACTTTGTATACTATATGTCAACACTTATTATAATATTCCTTTATTATTTTTAACGAATGTGTAAATAGGTGAGGTAAATGGCATTGTAATGCGATAGTAATATGTTATAATAAGGTAGGAACATGTGTGACTTTCATTTGATTGCATACTTGTGACCTCCTTAGTATTGACTAGAGGGTATGTTAAATCCTTTCCATATCCTCGATAAAAACAATAACGTTAGTGATGGAAAGCAAATTGTAGCGTGGGCTAAAGGTTGTGGATAGACATTGAAAGAGTCGGCTAGTACCGATATTATGTGAGTTTGAATCTCGCCTAGCGTTTAATCAAATTATTAAGCGTGAGAGCGTTTTGATATATATGATTTATTTCTTGAACTCTGCATTATATTTGTGAGTGATCTGAAGCTAAGGATTGATACTTGCGAGGGAGTAGCAACCGACTAAGAGAAATCTTAGATAATATATTGCGGGGATGAGGGAATAAATTAGTAACAAATAGATACATAACAACATATTATATAAATGGAGGATTTAGTACATAAAGACAATTAAAACTAAAACCGAAGAAGAAACTAGGGGAAAAAATCGCCTACTTTTGCATATAAAGCCTAGATTCAATAACGATAGCAAGAGGAAACCCAATAAATTGAGTATGAAAGGGAAATGATATGAGTATAAGTGATATAACATTTGATTGTAATTTACACGCTACAATGCTAAATGATGAATATGAAAGCATATACAAACCGATAGAACAAGATGGGAAAATCATAGGATATAGTCATATGTTAAAAAGAAAACCACCAAAATATACAAAAGAGGAAATGAGAAAAATTGTAATTACTCATTATGCTAACAATATAATTAATAAACTTAAAGGAATCAAATAAGATTAGAGAGGTAATAGATGCAAGATAGAAAAGTAATGATACTTGGTACTGAATACACTATACAGTTTGTAGATAGAGAAACTTATAAACATTCAAGTGGTGAAAACTTATTAGAGTTGAAAGAAGCAGATGCTCTAGTATTAGAAAATGAGCCGTTGATAATAGTAGCTGATGATTTACCTAAGTATGATATGAAACACGCATTGAGACACGAGGTAGTACACGCGTTCAAACACGAGTGTGGTATTGTTAGATACGATTTTAGCGATGAAGAGCAACAAGTGGATTGGATCGCTAGACAATTAAACAAAATATACAAAGTTTACAAAGAGTTAAAAATATATTAGGAGGTAACAATGAACAAGTTTAATACAAACGATAAAGTAATAGTATTTAATAACAACAATATTTTAGATGGTTTAGTAATTCAAATCCAACAAGGAGCGGAAGATGGATTATATAAATATCTTGTACACGATACGAAAAATGATAAGTACGATGTTGTAGATGAAATTGACTTATTATTTTCAGACACAAACACTATAGAGGAAGATACACAAGAAGCTAAATGTTACAAATGTGAAAAGACTATAGATGTGCATAACAGTTTATACAAAAATGGGACAAAATACATATGTAATGATTGTTCAGACAAAATGGGGAGTTTTCAAGAAACATATCCAATCGCAGGTGAAAGAGTAAATATATTACCTAGTGGAGATTTAGAAGATAAAGCATTAGATTGTATAGAAGAATATGAGAAACTATTAATCAAGCATGAAAAACAATCAATAGAAAACAAAGACCTACGCGACACTATAGACATACAGAACGATACAATATTTAATATGGCATTAATCAATGCTAAGGAGGATAATGACATCACTTAAAATAACAGCTCAATATATAGAGATAGAGGGGCATACAGAACCAATAGTATGTGCAGCTATAAGTAGCATATTACAATATATGATTAGAGAACACGATTTAGATTATGAAATGGATCAAGAGATGATAACTAAAGTATATATAGGTAACAACAAAGCAAAGCAGACATTTAAGGAATTGATGCTAGAGTTAATGGCACAATATCCAACTAATATAAGTATAGAGTAGAGGTGATAGTATGGCAGGGGGTAGACCTGATAAATACAATGATGAAGTAAGACCTAAATTAGACTTAATAGTAGGATGGGCTAGAGATGGTTTAACAGACGAGCTAATAGCAAAAAACTTAGGTATAGGGCTATCTACGCTATATAAGTATAAGACACTTCACATAGAGTTAGTAGAGGCGTTAAAAAAAGGTAAAGAGGTTAGTGACTATGAAGTAGAGAACAGTTTATTCAAAAGTGCTAACGGATATACATATGATGAAATAACACAAGAGAACAAGTTTATAGAGGGTGAATGGCAATTAGTAACCACTAAGATAGTGACAAAGAACGTACAACCAAATGCAACAAGTATGATCTTCTGGTTAAAGAATAGAAAGCCTAACCAATGGAGAGATAGAAAAGAGATTGATGTACCTAATGGTTCTAAGATAACTATAGAGAATACATTGCCAGTAAATGATTGAAACTAGAATAAACTTAGCTGATGAACTAGCACCACACTTTCATGCTACATTCAATAGTAAGAAATCACATCAAGCAGACGAGGGTGGCAGAGGGAGTACAAAAACATCTAAGAACGCACTAAAGGTTGTATATCACATCTTAGCTGAAAAGGATATATCGGCAGTAGTAATGCGTAAACATGGTAACAAGATACGTAGAAGTGTATTTAAAGAGATATTACGAGCATTTAAAAGGTTAGGTGTGCCAAAGGGTGATTTAAAATATACCCTTGCACCACCAGAGATAACATATAAACCAACTGGTAACACAATATACTTCACAGGGATTGAATCAATAGATGATATTAAAGGGATGATAGACGAGTATAATCCGATCAAGATTATATGGCTTGAAGAATTAACGCAATTTGCAGATGAAGAAGAGATTGCAAATATCAATGCGACATTCGTAAGAGGTAATGATGATTGGTTTATAACACTATACAGTTGGAACGCACCACAAGACCTATACCATTGGATATATGAATGGGTAGACAAGATGAGATTAAGACCTGACTTCATACATACTGATACAACATACTTAACAGTACCTAGACATTTCTTAGGAGAGTTGTTTTTCAAAGAAGCTGAAATGACTAAATTGGTAGATGAAGATTTATATAATCACGTTTACTTGAATAAGCCTGTTAGGTTAAAGGGATTAGTATATAAGAAGTGGGATGAAGATATACACGTAGGATTAACACACGAAGAAGAATACGATAATATGTTCTTAACGTGTGGAGTAGATTATGGAGAAGTAGATGCTACAACATTTACGTTAGAGGCATTTCCTAAGAACTTTAGACAACAACATTTCCTAAGACATTACTATCATAAGAATAGTGTGACAAAGGATGTGAGAGGATTACCTTTCATAAATGCTAGAGGTACAAAGGGGATAGAGAAAGATATAAATGATTACCTAGATGATTTCTTTAAATGTATGTACCATTGGTATGACGAGTTTAAATGTCGTATAGAAGTCTATGTTGAGAATTCAGGTGCAGGTAGATCGTTATATATAATGGCAAAGAATCGAGCAAGGAAAGAAAATATAGGATGGTTAAGAATCAGCAAGGTTAATAAACGTAAAGAAGATGAAACAATTAAAGATGCTATAGAAGAAAGAATACAAGCGTTTAACTTTATGCTAGGAGCTGCGATTGCTTCAGGTGGTAAGATAGGTGCTAAGTTCAGTAACCACGAATCACTGTATGAACTAAAGAAATCTATATCACAATGTAAGAGAAATGACAAAGGCGAAAGAATAGATGATGGGAAACAAAACATAGATTCACCAGATAGTATGGAGTATGGATTCAAGAAGTACATGGCAAGAATCAAGAAAGCTATAATAATGTATAGTAAACTAAAGGGGTGATAAGATATGCCAACAATCAAAGACCAAATAACAAGTATGTCACAATTTTACGATACTACTTATTATTTCAGAGAGTTGTCGAAGTATTTGTATGAGGGCTATGTGCCAAGTGCTATAGTTAGCAAATATGCTGGTTCATATGGTTGTGCATCGTTTAAAAAGTATTCAGGTATGCACGATTACAGCGTTAATGGTAGAAGTTACATTAGAAAGACTGCAAACTTGCCAGTTTTAATAGGTGAGTACATAGTTAAGAACACTTATGCAGAATATCCAGAGATAGCAAATAAAAAAGCACAAAAAGAAATGGATGAAATGTTTGCTGACAATGATTTCGCACGTAAAGAAAAAGAGTTGTTTGAAACGCAAATACATCTAGGTGGTAGATATATCTCGTTTTACAGAGATAAAGGTAAATTCAAATTGAAGTTTATCACAGCAGATAGGGGATTCATCACAGAGAAGAAAGACGGTAAACCTAATGGGGCTGTATTCATATCTCGTACTATTAGGATGGAGAAAGCTGGTATAGGTAACAAATTAGCCAAATTCTATTACACGTTGTTAGAATGGCATTATGAAGAAGATGACAAGCGAATAGTAAAGAATGATTTATATAGGTCTAATACAGAATCTAACTTAGGTAAGAAAAAAAATGATTACATAACTGCTGTATATGGTGATTTAATATCAACCGAAGAAGATGTATATAACATATCAATACCTACATTTGTATATATTAAGAATCCTATTAAGAACAATAAAGACTTAATGAGTATTGAGGGTATAGGAGCGTTTATTAATCCTATTGATTCTATTATGGTAGTAGACGAGACTTTCCATGTAATGTCAAAAGAGATAGTGTTAAGTCAATTCCAAATGTTATTCCCAGAGGGTGCTACCGAAGAGGTAACTGACTGGAATAGCAATAAGACTGTTAGAACAGTTGACATGTATCAAGAGGGTATCTTAGTATATAATACTGATGATGTAGGCTCATATGAACCTAAAGCAGTTGCACCACAATTAAGGATTCAAGATCAAGTGTTAGCATTTAACACAGTGATTGACTTAGTTGCAATATCAGTAGGAATACAAGCAGGTTCATTACGTTTCGATGGTAAATCATTTGGTACAGCAACGGAAGCTAAGATACAAAAAGGTGACACAGCTAATACTATTAAATTATATGAAGCAAATAATGGTGATGGTATCACAGATGTAATTATGATGTGGCAAGAAGTATCTAATAGCGAGAGTGCATTACCTAATGTGCCTAAATTCACTAGGGAAGATGTAACAATCTTATGGAAAGATAATGTAGCCGAAGATGATGAAACAATGCGTGAGAATGATAGGAAAGTTATAGAAGCTAATTTAGCACCTAGAATATTCTATTGGACTCAAAGGGGATTTAGTCCAGAAGATGCTACTAAGATTATTGAAGCTGCAGATGCCGATAAGAAGAAACAACAAGAAGAGTTTGGTTTCTCTATTACGGAAGAAGAAGTAGACAGTAATAATCCAGATGGTAACGAAGAAGAAATCGATGAAACAGACGATGATAATACGGAAATTGAATAATGGCAAGTGCCAAACAAAAGAAAGCCATCATAGATAAACTGAATGATGCGTTTATAGAACGAGGTATCAAGAATAATACAATAGCATATAAGAGATTCTTCGATAGAGCTATTACTGAATCACTTAAAGCATCGCAAGGCGAAGTAGTTGGTAGTAGAGCGATAAGAAAAGCATTGAATGGTATAACAGTTAATAAGAGTGCATATTTAAGACAAACATATAATATGGCTGTATTAAGTGGTATAACAAACATAGTAGAGAATCAAGGTATTAGTGCA